TTGTTTAAGAAGTCATTTAAAAATCCATATCTAGACTCTTGTAGCCTATCAATAAATATTTGAGCCTTTACTTGAGTAGAGTTAAACTTCTCCTCTCCGACCACAATGTTCTGCAATCCTTGCTTGATATCCTCGTTGAGTATTTGATATTTTTGAGGACCAAGGACTAAGTTTAGTTCAGGAATAATAAATTCTGCTTTGGTCGTGTAATCAGAAACCAACACGCGCCCGACACTCTCGTTTTTAAACAAGTTTTGCATAGCAGCCATGTTATTTGGGTTTACTCCACCTTTTTCTGGATCAGCGCCCATAGTGATAAGTAAAATCACGTTCTCTACGGTTCTAGTGATAGCTTGATCCATTTTCTTCAACTCCATCTTGGCGTTGATGTCTTCTAGAACAGGAAACCCAAAAGGAACCGCAAATGGCTCATAGTCTTGTTTTTTATAAAAAGAGTAAGATAACCTTTTAGGGTCTAAGTTTATTTTGATACCTTTGTTACTATAAGATCCGTTATTGATAGAATCTTTAATCTCTGGGTCTAGAGCTTCAAATATAGCTAAGTCTTCTTCTGTTTGAGGGCTTCCAAGCCGCGCTATCTCATATTCAGATAATACCTTTTGGTATACACCCCCGTTAGTAAATGTAGTTGATCTTCTAGCAATAACATCATAAGGATTTAGAAGAATATATTTTAAAGGGACTTTATTCGCGGTGGCTCCGATATTTCCTACTTGATTAATTAATCTAGCATAATCGTCTGCTTTAAATTTACCATCAATTCTATATAAAAAGATATTACCACTTCTGTAATATTCTCTAAAATATTGATCCTTAAGCCCTATAATGTTAACTTTTTTAAACCACTCGTAAAAAAACTCTCTGCTCTTTTTGCTGCCCCCTTCTAGGTAAATATCAGTGTTTGTGAACTCTGACATGATATCAATCGCATTTCTGAATACAGCTACATTACAATAAGCTTTTTGACATAACTCAATAGCATCTCTACAAGTGACCCCATCAGAACCATATTCATAAGGTAGCAATCCCCTACGAATACTCGAAAATCTTTCTTTTTGAGTTACATAAGCAGATCTGTTTGTTCTAGACCCACTAAAACCACTTGTGGAAGCGTCTTGTCTTCTAGCTTCAGATACAGAGTTATAAGATGCATCGGAAGTATAAAAAGGTTCTCCTAAAAGTTCTGGAGAAGGATCTTCTCCAATAGTCTGTGATGGGTGAGTAAATTTATCCCAATAATCAGAACGCTTGGTATATTTTCTTTTAGCCATAGATATAATTTATCTTACACGACAAAGTTAACTTTCAACTTTTAAAAGTTAAGAAATAAACATTGGAGTGAAAGTCGTTTGGGTATCAGAGATGTCATCAGACTCCATATCATAAAAAATGTTCATCATCCAATTACCTAACACTAAAGCTGAATAAGAGTCTTTTCTGGCTTTATCAGCCCCACTTTGTTTTCTCAAGTTACGTGGTAAATCAAAACTTTGTGTTCCTTGGGCAGAAGTCGTAATTTGCACCAAAGCGCACTGAACCTTCATTAAGTCCATCATATCTTTTTGATGTTCTACAAAATCAATCATTCTAGCTCCTTTGCCCCCTTTGTCATTATTATCACCTTTAATGAACTTCAAGTCATCTATCGGGACTCTAGATTTCCTTTGATTATTATAATCGTCATTCATAGCCGCTCCCGCGAAAAATATTCTTTTATGATCGAATGCTGATTGTAAAGATTCGTTAGCTAGCCTGATCCATGCTGAAGTCGGCTTCCTAAGAAACACAAATTTCTTTTCTGACTTATTGTATTGATTTTTAAGCCTTCTTAAGTTTTTATCATAGTCTTTAGATTTATCTAGGTCGGCTTCTATGACACCAAGATTTAAATTTTTCTTTTTAAAGATTTCACTCTCATTGCAGGAGTTAATAAATTGAACTCCTCCATTGTAGTCACCTACTACAGCAGCTACATTAAAGTGAGTCAATATGTAAGCCATGTATTTAATATGTGTTTTTAAACTCGATCCAGAAAGCGCATAGCTATGGACAGCAGTTCCTTTTCTAGTGTCACGATTCAATTTTATTAAAAGCATTGCGAAATCATCTGAACTTTCACTTTCAGACCAAGAGGGGTCAAAAGCTAGAATATATTCATCTTTGGGATTACCCACAACCTCTACACATTGCCCTTCTCCGTCTGGTATCGTGCAAGCAGCCATCTTACTAACCTTAAAGTATCCAGAGCTGTCATCTGTGAATATAGCACCAAACTCCCTGTCAAACTGGGAATCACTCATGGTGGATTTAGATTGATTGATTAGACTCTGATCATACAACTGTTCAGGAGCGCAATCATAACTAAAATGCATGATTGTTCTGTGTGCTCCATCTTGTTTATTTTTATTTAAGATAAGAGCTTCGTATTGCTGGTAGATTTTGTATAAATATTCAAATTTATAAGAAGCCGAGGATAAACCAATAATTTTGTTATTAGGCCACCTTTTTCTTTCTTCTTCTTTCATTTTACCCTGCTCGATCATCTGGGTTTCTAGATCATAAACCTCTTGACGCTCTGTGGGATTTTCCACAACAGATAGGAACGGTATGATAACCTCATTGTAAATTTTTTCAGGCATCAACAATAACTCATCAATAATCATTCTTTGAAATCGGAAACCCCTTAACTTTTCTCCATCTCCCAAAGGAAGTGCTCTGATACTACTTCTGCCGATCTCCATAACCCACTCATCGTTCATCTTAGATGTTCTAGTTATGCATTGAGAAAAGAAAGTAGCCTTGGGGCTTTTCGCTATATCTTCGATCTTTTTGAAAATCATTTTAGATTGCCTAAAAGACTTAGACAAAATACCTATCTGCACCCCCTGATTTAGAATAGCGTCTAATAGCGCGAAAACGCCCGTAGAGAAGCTTTTGGACATTCCACGACTCCATATCCCCAAGAAGTAGTCAGACTCCATCATGGCCTTAATAGCCATATGCTGGAAGGGGAATAATTTAACCCCTGTAAACAATTCACAAGCAAAAGAAGGATTCTCCCTCAAGAATTTATAAAGCAAAACTTTAGCTTCAGTTTCCTCTATAAACCCCTCTTTTTCGAGAATATCTTTGTTTATATCCTTGTACTGTCGGTGTAGTTTCTGTTTTCCTGTTTCCCAAGCCATCTTTTTTTAATTGTTTGTCCCAAAAATACTGAAGGTCCACCGCCCAGAGCTTCGTGCCTAAAACAAGAATTTTAGGAATCAGTTCTTCGCTTTTCTCTCTAGACCCACTAAACACAAATTGACAGCAGTCGGTATACTCTGCCTGTATTTGACGCATCCTATGATAAACATAATCTAATTTAAATTTTTTGTATACCTGCTTATTTACAGCCCACATTTGGTCAAAAGCTGTTTCTATCACAACATACAAGTAACAACCTGTAGATCTGCATCTATCTAATTCTTTTAAGAACCGATTGTATCCATTTGTTACAGTAGAGCAAAAATCCTGGTAAGACTTCCTATCCACGAATGTATAGTCATATAAATCGCCCCCCACTGCATAATCTCCGACATCAAGCTTCAACAACTTAGAATTGGTGAAATGCAGGGGCTTCTGCTCTCTGGTATCTATCAGTATGGGCGTATCTGAATAGTCTTTGTTGAATTCCTTTGGCAGAGGTTCAGAAAGCATAGGCTTCATGTCTAACTGCTTACATGTCTCTTTGTAGCTGCCGAAGATCTGTTTACACAGATCTATGTCTGGCAGATTGCTAGTGAGTAGGTAAGTGGACGGGGGTCCAGACGAAACTGCTTTGGAGAGGAATTTTTTGTTTAAGGAGGCGATGATGAAATCCTTGACCTCCTCCTTTGGTGCTTGGAGACACCATTTCTTCATATTTTTTTTATTTATGAAATCGGTGGCGAAATACTGTTTGTAATTTTTAAAAGGTATTAACTCTCCAGTTAATTTATCTTTTCTCGCATAATTCTCTACATAGTAATCTCCCAGCAGTTTACCGTGCTTTCTCATGTGAGAATGCAGTCCCTTTAAGGAATCAAATGAATCCCCACATATTTTACATTTATATGACATCTTGCTGTCCAATTCCTAAAACTCTTGCTTTCCATTCTGCCATACCCTCTAATCTTTCCGCTTCCTGCTTCACAGCCTCTTTTTGCATCTCTGCAATTCTTACCATTGTCTCTCTTTCTTCCTCTTCTTGGAAAAGTTGCACTATAGACAAAAATGAAGCATTTTCTTTGTTCATCTTCTTCATCCTTTCGCTTCTGTCTCCTTGAAGCTTTTTTGTCAGGTTCTCAATTCGCGTTTCACATTGATGATACTCTCCGCTCTTAGCTTTGATGATTTCAGCCAACCTAATAGACATTTCTTGCTGCTCGTCAGCATCATCGAACATACTGTTAAGTTTATTCAAGTGAGCACTAATAACTTCTAAGTTTATGACTTCCTTGCACACGTTTAAATACAAATTTATTTCGTCTGCGGTTAAGTCGGGTTTATCCCAAGTCAATCGAGTAAATTCGTGTTCGAACAACACTCGATCCTCTTGATTTAAATAATTGTTAATAATTTTGAGAAATCTTGAGTTAGAAAAGTTAACTCCGAGTTTTTCTACGCAAATTTGCTTTTGTCTGTTAAGTTTTGATTCATCTAACCCCAAACCTGTGGCATCATTGATTTTTTTAATGATTCGAGACGGAGACTTCGGTGCAATGTATGAATGAAGAGCACCTGAATCTTGAGAAGGTAAAATATCAGGATTCACTTCTCTAATTTGCGACAAGACAGCTCTTTGCTCATTACTCAACGGTCTGACAGATCTAGACGGAAAGACTATGCGAGCTATCTCTAAAGAAGACAATCCTTCTTCAGCTTGTTGAATTATGAAGTCTTTTTGCTCTTTTGTGAATTCTATAGTCTCCACAGGCGCTCTCGCTGTAGTTTTGAAATCTATAGAATTTTCTACTAGAAATTTCCTTACTGCCCTACCTTCTTTAGACCTTCCGTCTAAAGAATCGTCTTCGAAGCATTGCTTCGTCAAATCAATGAGATCTGGGATCTTTGATGCATTCTCCCTTAAAAAATCTTTCTGTTCTTTAGTTAGATCCATCTCCTATAATATCTTGGTCCTTAAGTATTTCTATAGCTACCTGTAGGAACTTCTTTTTTAAATTCTTGACTTGTCTATATCCAAGTTTCCGTTTTTGAGCAGAAATTTTGTAACCCATAAATTTAGCTACGTCTTCTTCACTGCTTTTATCAAAATACAACATTCTATACGCAGTATAATGAATATTACTTAAACGAATCTTCATTTGCCCGTTTAATCTTTCTAGGGATACAGAAAAATCAAAGTCTATGTATTCTTTACTTTTTACTTCTTTTACAAAATCTTCAGTAGATAAAGGAAGTTTTACTTCTAAAGCTGATTTTTTAGTTTTTTCCCATTTTTGACATATAGGACAGGTAGAAGGGTCGTGATCTGGCTCATGCTGCTGGGGGCAACGATTAACATAATTGCCGTAGTGATTTCTCACTAGGTTTCTTATTTGATTGGATATTATTCTACCAATCCAAGGTTCAAGAGGTCTTTCTTGATCCCACATGTGCCACTTCTTAGAAATGTGCAATTTGATGATTTGCTGAACATCGTCGAAGTCAAACCATTTTACAGCGTTAAGTCTCCACTTATATTGCTGTTTTTTAATAGCTAAGTCAATTACTTCAGAAAAGTCTTCATATGTATACTCACCTTTCTTTTTTCTTTTCATCAATAAATTCATTAATAGATCTAGCCCTCTTAGCCCGACCCTGATCGGATTTAGTTGACTCGCCTACTAATGAACCAAAAGTCATAGGACTTTTGTCAGACGCTTGGACTTCTACTTGTAAACTGGTGATGTTAGGAACACTTTCTGCATCTGTCTCGTCTTGAGAAATAGCTACAGATTTTTCTAGCACAGGCATACCTGCTGAAGTGTTTGTTGAAGTTGTGGAAGCTAAAGTGTTAAGTTGTATACCACACTTTCCACAAAAATTAGGCTTTGCATTAGAATAAGAAAGTTTCGCACCGCAACTGTGACAAAATAGATGAGCCATACTATATATTTATATAATTAAAATTCAATTTTTCAAAAAAAGAAAAACAAGGCTTGTGTCTTTTATGTTTGTAGCAGTTCGCCGCTTGCGCGTAACACTTTTTTCTTGCTTTAATATATAATATTACACTTTCTTGCCTTTTTCTAACTTAGAAATGATAAATTTTAATATTTTGCTTCTAACAATATCATTTTTAGTGAACGAAAAACAACTTATACCGTTTTCCTTCGATTCATCATCAGAAAATATGTCGAACATATCTTTAAAGCCTGTTTTGACGTTAATGTCGCTTTGCATAAAGTCTCCACAGACAACCACCTTCGTATCTTCTCCTATTCGAGTAATTAATGTGGTTAATTCTTTGAATGTAAAGTTTTGAGCTTCATCAGCCACAATTAACTTGTTGTTCCAGTTAGCGCCCCTCAAAAAGTTTATAGGTATAGCTGATACTCTTTCTTTCTGTTTTAAGAACGCAGTATCGCCTTCATGTATTATTTCTTCAAGTTTATCATATAGAGGTAGGGTGAAAGGGTTAAACTTTTCAGACATATCTCCAGGAAGACTTCCTAATCCTTTATCTGCGCTTTCTACAATACTTCTGATGTAAAGAAGGTCTTTCTCGTTATCTTCAGCCATTAAACGTAAACAACCATATAAAGACATGTATGTTTTACTAGAACCCGCTGGCCCAGACACAAACATGATTTTTACTTCAGGATCTAGTAGAGTCTCTAGAAATTTGCGTTGATTCGGGGTAAACTTAAATTTCCTCTCTTTAAATTTAATAGAGAAGAATGTATGAGGCTCTAGACGAAAATTAGACAATTTTTTAAGTGCCATATGTAATATACATTACACTGAAATTATAATTTAATCTGTTTAATTGTAGCGCTTGTCGCTAAAGTTTCTCCTCCTTGACTAGAAAAGGACTCCGCTAGTAATCTAGACCCATTCGAAAACTTAATTAAATCTACAATCTCCGTCATAACAGCAGTCCCGCCAATACCACAAAGATTAACTGTCAAACTATTTGTTAAAACGTCTCCACTAAAATCTATTAAATTTTGTAATCCAGTAGAATTAATACTCATCTCTT